ATAGGTTTATTAAGTTTTTTAGTTATTCAGTTATTCAGTTCACTTTGGTAAATGAAAAGTTTTTATTAGAACTAAGTAAACACCACAAAGACTGGATTAAAATTGTAGGCACTTTTGGAGAGGAATTTTACGCTGAAGATATAGTTCAAGAAATGTATTTAAAGATGGCAGTAATAAATAACGTTGAAAGATTTTATTTAAACGGCAAGTTGAATAAGAACTTTGTTTGGACGGTATTACGTAACATGACTTTTGATTATAAAAAGAGCAAAACACGAATAACAAAAGTAAGCATAACGGAAGCCTACCAAATAAAAGACGAATACTTGCCTGAAATACTTGAAGCGAAAAAACGTTTAGAAATAAAAATAAACCAAGAGGTTAAACAATGGCATTGGTACGATCAATTATTATTTGACCTTTACCGAACTTCAGGAATGAGTACACGACAAATAGAAGGCGTAACGGGGATAAGTTTTAAAAGCGTATGGAAAACAATTAAGACTTGCAAGGAACGTTTAAAAGATAATGTAAAAGAAGATTACGAAGATTTTAAGAACCAAGATTACGAATTAATAAAATAAAAATGGATAAAGAAAAATTACAAAGATGCAACGAACTATTAAAAAAAATAGAACATTGTCATCAACAAATAAAATATTTTGAATATTCACAATGTGAAAATGTAGTTGAAATGACTTCAAGCATTCGTTTCGGTACTTCAAATAACTTCGGTATAATTCCGAGTTGTCTTTTCCGTTCTATTGGTAGGATAGTTTTAAATGAATGGAAACAAGAATTAATTGAGTTAGAAAATAAATTTAATTTAGAATAAAAATGACAAGAAAAAGACGAACAAAAGCCGAAATTGAAGCAAGTAAATTACCTATGTACGAAGTGGTAATTAATGAAAATGTTTCAGGTGTAGAAAAAATTAGTTTAGGATTAGGAGACACAGTAGAAAAAGTTTTAGAAGCTACTGGAGTATCAAAGGTGGCTAAATGGTTACTTGGTGAAGACTGCGGATGCGACGAACGCAAAGCAAAGTTAAACGAGTTGTTTCCGTACCGTAAACCGCTATGCCTACAAAAAGACGAATACGAATATTTAAAAGAATGGTATTCTGAAACACGTTATTCAATGAAGCCTACCGAACAAAAGGAACTATTAAGAATTTACAATAGAGTATTTAAAGTAAATATGCAACCAACTTCTTGCGGTAGTTGTTTACGTGATGTAATGAATAAATTAGAAATATTATTTAACACGTACGAAGATGCCAATTCCTAAACCACGAAAAGACGAAAGTAAAAAAGACTTCGTTCAAAGATGCATGATTGACGATACAATGACTTTTGAATACGAAGATATAGACCAACGTTTAGCGGTATGTTCAACAACTTACGAAGAAAACTTAACAAAACACGAATTAAAAAATGGCAAAAGTAGGTAGACCAAGAAACTTAGATAGTCCTGAACAACTTTACGAACTATTTAAAAAATACAAAGAAGACGTAAAAGCCAACCCGAGAATTAAAAGCGTATTCGGAGGTAAAGAATTTGAAGAAAGAGCCGAGCCACTTGAAAGACCTTTAACAATGGAGGGATTTGAAATATTTTGCTGGGATAATGTAGGATGCGTTGAAGACTATTTTAAGAATACGAATAAAGCGTACGAAGATTTTTCTCCTATCTGTTCACGTATACGCAAAGAAATACGCGAAGACCAAATAACGGGCGGTATGGTAGGACAGTATAACGCAAGCATTACGCAACGTTTAAACAACTTAAAAGAGCAAGTTGAACAAACGAATATCGAACAACCTTTATTTAAACTAAGTGATAATAACGACAGCAATTCGTAAAATAGAAGCTTTAAAAAAACGGATTAAAATAATTCAAGGCGGGACAAGTGCTGGAAAGACGTACGGAATACTTCCGATTTTAATTACAAAGGCGGCAACGTACCCGAAAACGGAAATAAGCGTAGTCGCTGAAACAATACCGCATTTAAGACGGGGCGCGTTAAAGGACTTCTTACGTATCATGAAAGATACGGGTAGGTATTTCGACGAACGCTTTAATAAGTCGCTTCTGCGGTACGAATTTGCCAACGGTAGTTACATTGAATTTTTTAGTGCTGACGATTCAAGTAAATTACGAGGTGCAAGGCGTGATGTTCTATATATAAACGAATGTAACAACGTAACCTTTGAGAGTTACAACGAACTTGCAATACGTACAAAGAAAGCTATATATTTAGACTTCAACCCCGCTAATGAGTTTTGGGTACATACCGAACTAAAAGACGAACAAGACAGCGACTTTTTAATTCTCACGTACAAAGACAACGAAGCCTTAGACAATAGTATTGTACAACAAATAGAAAAAAACCGTTTAAAAGCGGAAACAAGCGCGTATTGGAGTAATTGGTGGAGGGTTTACGGATTAGGCGAAATAGGAATGTTAGAAGGTGTTATATTTAGCAACTGGAAAACAATCGATATACTACCTAAAGAAGCGAATTTAATCGGAATAGGATTAGACTTTGGTTACACGAACGATCCGACTGCAATTATAGAAATATACAATTACAACGGGCAACGAATAATAAACGAACTGAAGTACCAAACGGGAATGTTAAACAGCGATATTGCAAACGCACTACCAAAACACGTACCCGTATATGCTGATTCAAGCGAACCGAAAAGCATTGAAGAAATAAAACGCTACGGAATAACAATTAAAGGCGTTACAAAGGGTAAGGATTCAATAAACTATGGTATTGATGTTATGCAACGTAATGAGTATTTAGTTACTTCAAATAGTACCAACCTAATTAAGGAACTTCGGGCGTATTGCTGGGACACGGATAAGCAAGGCACACGACTAAACAAACCGATTGATACAAACAATCATGGTATTGATGCGCTGCGCTATCATGAAATGGAAACGTTAGGTATGAATTCTAACTACGGTAAGTATCACATTTGGTAAATAAATAATATTTCGCACCCGTTCACGTATGCAAATAGTGTGAATTATCTTTACAAACTACAAAAACACGAATTAAAAGTTAATATATAGAATGAAAACAGAAATTGTAATACCTACTTCATTAAGTGAAATACCTTTGAAAAGCTACCAAGAATTTATGAAGGTAGTTGAAAAGTCAAACGACGATGAATTTATTGGTCAAAAGACTATCGAAATATTTTGCGGCTTAAAAATGAAAGACGTTGTAAAAGTAAAATGGAGCGACGTTAAAAGCTTAACCGTACATTTAAACGAAATATTCAAAGCGAAGCCTAAATTTCAAGCTACGTTTAAAATAAAGGATATGGAATTCGGTTTTATTCCTAATTTGGAAGATATGAGTTTCGGGGAGTACATTGACTTTGAAAGTAATATATCAAGCGTAGAAACTTTCCATAAGGCAATGGCGGTAATGTACAGACCTATCACAAAGAAAGTAAAAGACCGATACGAAATATTTGAGTACAAAGGGACGGACGAATTTAGTGATGTTATGAAGTACGCTTCGTTGGATGTTGTTTTAGGTGCAACGGTTTTTTTTTCGACTTTAGGAAGCGACTTAGTACAACATACGCTTACCTCTTTGGAGAAGGAAATACAGAAGAATCCGAAGATAATGACTTTAGCGAAAGAACGCAATTTAATAAACGATGGGGATGGTACAATTCAATCTATGCGCTTTCTCAGGGAGACGTTACAAAGTTTGATGAGGTTACCCGACTGGGAGTTAGAAAGTGTCTTACCTACCTCACTTATGAAAGACAAAAACGAGAAATAGAAGATAGAGAAATAAAAAAAATACAAAGGCATGGCTAATTATTACACTATATTGGATACGTTACAAACAAATTTAGAAAACGATCCATTTGTAAACACGGTTACTCAAGGTGATATATTTGCGGTTGATTTGGCAAAGCAAACAATATTTCCTTTAGTTCATATTATAGTAAACAGCGCAACGTTTGAAAGCAATATAATTCGTTTTAACGTTAGTTTAATGGCAATGGATATTGTAAACAAATCAAAAGACGAAGATACAAATATATTCGACGGCAACGACAACGAAATTTATGTACTTAATACAATGCTTTCAGTATTGAATAGGTTGTACGAAGAGCTTCGACGTGGCGACTTATTTACGGATGCTTTTCAAGTGGACGGTAATCCAACCTTAGAAGCCTTCGCTGAAAGATTTGAAAACTATTTAGCTGGTTGGACTATGACTTTTGATATTTTAGTTCCTAATGAAATGACTGTTTGTTAATGAGTGAAAGATTAAAAGCCTTAGAAAAATTTCGTGATTTGGTAGTAGCTGAAGCAAAAGCCAATTTACAAAAGATGGGTAAAGATACCAGCGGTAAATTATCGAACTCAATAAAAGGCGACGTTAAAGAAATGCCTAACTCGATTGGAGTATATTTTGAAATGGAGCCGTACGGTAACTTTCAGGATAAAGGGGTTAAGGGTGCAAATCCAACGGGGTTACCTTCAAGTTCAAAAAACTACGGTAAACAAAATGCGCCTAATTCACCGTACAAATTCGGAAGCGGTACGGGACCAAAAGGCGGATTAACACGAAGCTTAGATAGTTGGATGGTCCGTAAAGGAATAGCACCACGAAATGTTAAAGGACAATTTCAAAGTAGAAAAGGTTTGCGTTTTATAATAGCTCGAAGTATTTACATGACTGGAATTAAACCAAGCCTATTTTTTACAAAGCCATTTGAAGCTGCCTACAAAACTTTGCCCGATACGTTAATAGATAAATACGGTTTAGATGCTGAACAGCTTTTAAATGAAATATTAGACCAAAATTTAAAGAATATAAAATGAGTATTTTCGCACGTTCACCTTATATAGTAGAAATATCCGAAACTGGACAAGACGGTTCTAAGTTAGAGGTGTTTATTTGGAATGGCACGGGGAGCGCTCCAGCTTCACCAAGTTACACTTTGAGTAAATTAATTCCAGCTTCAAACAACGTAAACACGTACTACAATATTTCACCGTATATTCGTGAATATATCAGTTGGAATACAAGACAAGAAATCTACAATACTTTTCCGGCAAGTCAAACCACACAATGGTGTAACGTTCAATACAAAAGATACAAATTAGACGGTGGTGTTTACACACTTTTAAACACTACTACTACTTACGCTTACGACGGTTTTACTTGGTACGAAGAAGGCGGTAACTTTGGATTAGTTTATGATATACTACACAAAGACGGAACTTTCAATTATTACTACGACGGTACTAACCCAAGTACAACAAGCAACAGAAGGGCGGGTCATATAATGGTACGAACTGGCACAAGCTACAAAGCGAAGTACACAAACTTAGTAACAGCCGCAACGACAACGCAAAACTTAACAAACAATTCAATAATAGATGTACCAAGAGTTCACAGCAGTTATTATGCAGCTGGAAATAAATTAGAAATAACGGTAAATTTAGCGGGTACAGATGTGACTGTTTGGGAAAGCTATTTTAAACCATACGAAAATTGTCGTTATACACCCGTTTTATGCGATTTTGTAAACCGTTTCGGATGTTGGCAAAGGACTTGGTTTTTCGCAGCGTCTAACGACACGTTTAGCATTGAAAACACGGAATACAATTTAATGCAATCAACGATACCTAACTACAATACTTTAGAGGGTCAAAGAAAAGTATTTAACACTACGGCAAAACGAAGCATAAAAGTAAATACTGACTGGGTAACTGAAAGCTACAACGATTTACTTGAGGAATTAATGACAAGCGAAAAAATATTACTTAACAATTTACCGGCAAAGATTAACACGAAGTCAACGGAATTATTCAAGAATATAAATCAAAAAATGATTAACTATTCTTTAGAGTTTGATTTTGCTTTCAATGCTATTAATAACGTAATATGAGACAAGTACAAGTATATATTGAAGGTAATAAGATTGAGCTATTTGAAGATGAACAAATTAATGTTACTTCGAGCGTTCAAAATATTAACGATATTTCAAAAGTATTTACTGATTTTTCGCAGTCGTTTACGGTACCAGCTTCAACGGTTAATAATGAAATCTTTCAACACTTTTACCAAACGGACGTAGACGGAACTATTGACCATAACATAAGACGAAATGCGGTAATAGAAATTGACTTAACTACATTTAGACGAGGTAAAATACAGATTGAAAAAGCTAACGTAAAAAACGGACAACCGGAAAATTACCAACTTACATTCTACGGTGAAATACGAGCGCTGAAAGATTTGTTTGGTGAAGATAAATTGAATCAGTTAGATTTAAGTTCTTTGGAGTTTGCTTATACGGGTACAAATATATACAATAGAATAATAGACCTTGCAACGGATTACGATGTACGTTACCCTTTGATTGCAAGTAATAGATATTGGACTTACCACCACGGGACGGAAGATATAACACAAAGTGCAAATGCAATACAGTACGATGAACTTTTTCCAGCGGTTAAAGTAAGTAAGTTATTTGAAGCAATTGAAAACGATTACGGTTTAACTTTTACGGGTACGTTTTTAACAGACCCGAGATTTACTAATGTATTTTTGTACGGTAAAAATACGAACGAATATTCCTTTATTACTGAAGCAGAAAGTTTAGACTTTAGCTCAAAGGTAAATAACAATGATATTTATTGGTCAAACATTAGTACACAAAACGCAACTGATTTTGTAGACTTAGCCACAAATACAATAAACGTTCAAAACTTTGATAATGACGTTACGAGTCATTCAATAGGGCTTGTTTTATTAACTAAAAGTGCTACGGGAACTGTTTATTTAGACGTATATCAGGACGGTAATTTATACCAAACAATTCAAACCGATACAGCGCCTTCAGTTTTAGGGCCAATTACTTTTCAAAATACTTCAGGATTAAATACTAACATAACATTTCAGTTACGTGCTACGGCTTCAATGAATGTTACAATGTTAATTTCTTATGAGATTATAGGAATATTTGAATTTGGTTCGCTACCTGATGTCCGTTGCTTAAAGTGTACCATACTGAATTGCATTTGCACTTTGTGTTATATCTTCCGTCCCGTGGTGGTAAGTCCAATATCTATTACTTGCAATCAAAGTGTCACGTACATCGTAATCCGTTGCAAGGTCTATT